AACGTGCAACGACAATCACTCGGGGGATTTTAGTTATTTCGCTTGGCGTTTAATATTTGAGTATATCCAAAAAGCCTACAACCTCCCGACGCTCCTCAATACGGAGTTTTTAGGTTTTGAGCAAATAGGGAGCCACGATATAATTTTCACTCACGGCAAGGATACGCAATACCGACGAAACGGCCTCCCGCTGAATCTTGATAATAAAACGGAACTATTTATAAAGGAATATTGCCTCGAGCATAATCTAAAAAACCCCCGAGTAATAAAGGGAGATTTGCACCAGTTTTCTATGAATCGCGGCAAATGGTTTGACTATATAAACGTTGCGTCATTAGTAGGAAATACAACCTACACAACAACGAACTTCGGGAAAAATAAAGCGGGCTTTTATTACGAGATTTTCAACCCAAGCGAGGAGGGATATATAGCGAGTTTTAAAAGTTTGGATTAAAAAAGCCCCGAGCTTTCTCGAGGCTGTGAAGCATTATGTACCTATGAAAAAAATTACGCTGCAAGATAGTTATTTTTGGCTTAAAATTATATTAATTAAATCTTGTAAATCAGCGTCTGCAAATATCCTCAGTGATTGCGGGAGGTATTGATTTAGAGTAAAGCTCCTCCAGTTTTTACGCCTCCCGTTGCTACTAAATTTATAACTGCCCTTTGTAGGCATTCCCTCACGCTTTTGAGTTTTAGCGATTGCGAACGCTGCTCCGAGCGGGTTTTTCATTCCCTTACGAGCTGCCCAGTTTTTTAAAGCCTCGATATATTTTGAGGTTTTGGCGTTCGTAGATTTGCCAAAAGGAATGTTTGCGGGCTTGACTCCATTGTTTACGATATCTCCATAAAATAAATATTCAAATACGATTTTAATTTCCTTTGAGGAGCTTAATATTTCGTATTCGATTGAGTCTATTAATTTGCCCGTATCCTTATGACCTTGAGCCTCGAGTTCCTGTTTTAGTTCAGCTTTAAAAAACTCGGCTACTTGCTCCGCCTGTTTTTCTATTATTGATTGTATATCCATAATCCTATTTTTAAGCTAAAATAAGCCGTTTTAAGGTCTTTTAATAACGAGCATTAAAAAAGCCCTGAGAATAACTCCTCAAGGCTTAAAATCCATACTATTAATGATTACAAACATTACTTAATAAGAGCCTCAAGCTCCTCCGCCTTACAATATGCAAGATTTACGATTAAATCCATTTCCTCGCAACTAACCCCTCCGAAATCTTTTCTCCAGCGGCTAAACATTTCATTAGCAATTAAAATTATTGCTCTTATTTTTTCCTCTTTATATCGGAGGTCAAAGCGGCTTAAATCAAATAATTTTTTAGCCTCAAGGGTGCAGCGTTTCCAGCTCGCTATTCTTACATACCCGTCCTTAATTTCAGCAAACGGGAGATGCTCTTTATTTTCTTTTGTCCCTCCCTCAATATCTTGCACCGTATTCATAAACTGCCAAGAACGACGGTAAAAAGATAATCCGTCATCAGGTCTATTATTGCGGTAAAACCTGTTTCCTTCTCGCTGTAATCGTATAGCGTTTTTCTCTGCAAAGTCATAAAGTGTTGTCGGCTCAAGTGTCATAATAAAAAAGGTTTTGAAAGCTAAAAAATATTGTTTGTTTTTAATTATAAAGCAAATATATAATGCTTTTATTAATTATCAAAACTTTTTTTAAATTATTTTAATTACTAATTAAAAAAGCCCCCTCAATCGAGGAGGCAAACTAACAAATAAAACCAAATGAAAAATATTAAAAACAACCCTCAATCTCTATCGCTGTGCCAACGGTAAGGAGGCGTTTCGGGGTTTGTTCGTAGCCCCTTGTAATATTAATTTGTCGAGTCTTAATTCGCTCCCTTAACCAGCCATTAATACGACCTCCTAATAATTCAGCGTCCTCTAAATGGTGCCAGCCCTCGGAGGGTATATCCTGAACGTAAACATATTTTTGCAGCTCCCTCAATACTAAAACAAGATAGGAATCTAAATCCGTCATTTGAATTTCCCACGCCTTGACCTTACTTTCGTCAATCTCAACCGTATAAATTTCTACTGAGTAGATAGGGTTAAAATTATTAGCCGTTCGCATCGTATTTGAAAAGCTAATCAGGGCGGGAAATTCGACAGGCATCTTTTGAGTAGGTCTCCCTAAATCGTCCCATGCTTTAGAGTAGAAAATCCCCTCGTTTGGGGAGGCGTTGTATTTATAGTTTTTATCAAATGCAACCGCATTAAACTGCTCCGTAAATTTTAATGCTGCAAAGGTTTTGAGTTTATCATTTTCCCGCTCCGTGACGTTTGCTAAAATCTTGTAAATATCCGTGAGGTTTAATCTCATTTTTTAAGTTTTTTGACGTGCCAAGCGGTTATTTTTTCCCCCTCTAAATCCTCCAGTATTTCGGGAGCGGTTAAATCGGAGGATTCAATCTCCCTCCTTGCTGAGTCTGTTATTTCGTAGCCTATTGCCTCCAAATAATCAGCGGTCGCTATTTGCTCAACGGTTGCCTCGATTTTAGGCGTTTCCTCAATCGCTGGAGCTTTAGTAGTGCGTTCGTACCAGGTTGCGTTTTTATTGCTTTCCGATACTTTAAAGCTGCCCTCGGGTGCTGTTAATTTTTTGAGGAACTCCTCGTCATAGGAAAAAGTACGAATATCATTTTGAGCTGTATAAACTCGAATTTGCTGTTTAGTTACTTTTATTTTTTGTGCTTTCATATTTATTTTATTTCGTCACTTGTTAAATCGTCGGAGGTTGAGGGGAGGATAAATCGTATTGCGTCTCCGTCGTTTCCTGTTATTTCTTGACGCTCTACATATCCCCGCTTTTTACCTTTTGTTTTTAAATAAAAAATCGTTGCTGCTGTATTGCCTCCCTGTATTTGTTTATGGAGTTGAGACTCCGCAAAATCAAGGGCTATATTTTCAATGTCATCTACTGCCTTTTTAAACTCGGGGTCGTCATTGCAATATTGATAAAATGTTTTGCGGCTTACGTTTGCTTTTTTGCACGCTGTTGTAACGACTCCGAGGGAGTTTTCCAACGCCTCAAGCAATCTGCTTTTATAAATGTCACTTTTGTTACTCATTTAACCGTTTTTTAAGCCGTTTAAAGGCGTTTTAATCATTGCCCTATACAAATATAAGGTTTTTTATTTTAGTGCGTTAAATCGCTTTATTTTATATGCTTAAGCCATTGCAAATATATTTGATTTGATATTTGAGCCGTCATCACTGGAGGAACGCTCATCCCTATTAAATATTTAGGCTTAACATCTTTAAAATTATAATCTAAAGGATAAGAGCCAACTTGCAAAAGTTCTAAATTATTTAATTTCCTAAATAGTTTATCATGCCATTCATAAGTACCATCGCTTGAAACAACTGTTTTAACAACATCATTTCTATTAACTTTTGTATATCCAAACATACTGCCGCCATCATTTATACCATCTGCAAAAGTTTGACCTGATTTTGATAACGTCCAACCTTTATATGTCCTTGTATCTTTATTTTTAACTTCGTTTAAGTCTGTCACATCCTCAATCTCACCAAACAAAATAGGCTTTTCATTAAAACTTAATTCTAATTTAGGGAGTTTAAAATCATTCCTGAGGCCAATAAAGAAAACCCGCTCCCGCTTTTGAGGAACGCCCATACTTGCAGCATTTAACAAAAATAATTGCACCCTATAACCAGCCGCTCTAAATTCCTGAAATATTTTTTTAGTGTATGCTTTTGCGTTGCCCTGAATTAATCCCTTGACGTTTTCTAAAATTGCGACTTTTGGCTGGAGCTTTTTAATCGTCTTGATATATTCAAAAACTAAATCGTCAAGGCGTTGCATTTTTTGCCCCTCTTTAAACTTCTTTTTTTTGCCCCAGTCCTTATCTCTATTTCCAGCCATTGAAAAGCTCGAGCAAGGCGGGGAGCCGTCTAATAAATCTAAATTGTATAAATCGGAGGGTAAATCCTCCCGCTTATTAAATAGCCTTATATCCTCCGTAAAGAAATAATTAGGGTTGTGATTTTCTTTATAAACGGTAGCAATTTTTTCATCAATTTCAACCCCTCCAATATGTTTAAATCCAGCTAATTTGTAACCCATTGTTGAGCCTCCTCCACAAACAAAAGTTCCAAATACTTTTGAGCCGTGATAATTTATATCTTTAGCGGGGTATCCGTTTTTTAAATGCCATTTATACGGGAATTTGTGGTCGGTCATCGTCTAAATTTAAAAGTTTGAAAATAGCATCCTCAGGCGTTTGACCGTGCTTTAAAAGCTCCGATTTTACCAGCTCGTAATCCTCTAAAGTGAACTCAAGTTTTAAAATAGCTAAATCGTTGAAATCATCCTCCCCGTATTCATTATTTTTATCGCTGTAATCCTGTTCGTTTTGCTGCTCCGTATCATTGCTCCAATCTACTAAACCCCATTCGCTCAGCTCAATATCCCAACCATTCGCCAATACGTCAAAGTCCCAATCTCCGTCGCTTACATTGTCAATTATTACAAAGGCGTTTTTTTCCTCCTCGTTCAATCCTTTAGCGTCTTGAGTCCAGTTTTTAGGGAGGGTTTCTGTTTCTATAAGCTCAGAAAAAACAGAAACGCTATTTTTTAATAAATCGTCACTATCTATGTTTAAAGCGTTTTGAGCCGTTTTGATAACCGTTTCTATATTATCAGGTCGATAGGTACTGCAAATATATTTAAGCGTCTTAAATCGCATATTTCCGCCTAATATTACATTTTGCTGCTCCGAGTCAAAAGTGATTTTATTCTTTTCCAGCAAACGAGGATAAACGAGGATTTTATTAAGCAATTTTTTAAAGCTGGTATCCTTTAGAGTTCGGGGGTTTTGAGGGTTGCTCCTTAAATCTTTTAATTTCATTTTTTAAGTTTTAAATTGTTGCCGTACGAGTTTTTGCTCGTCGCACTAAATAAGTTGAGGCGTAATATCTTGAGGCATCAATTAAATGGTCTAAACCCTCCGAGGGCTTGCCCGTTGGTTTCCCGTTTCGAGTTTCCCAAACATACTCGCTCATTTCAGCAATCAAATTTATAGAATTTTTAATTATTTTAATATTATAGTTTTTCATTAATTGGATACCGTGAATGATTGAGCCCTTCCCCTTCTTTGCGGCCATCGTATAGAATCCGTACACTTTTTTTAATTCCTGAATGCTTGAGGGAGAATGGTCGCACAATATTTTTGAGCCTTTAGATACTCCGAGTTCCGTCATTCTTTTTGCTAAATCCCTGTTTAAAAGCTCCGTTTCATAAATTAGCTCCTCGATATACAAATTGCCGTGCTTAACTCCGCAACGTACGAGGGCGGTCGGGTCGGGGTGAAATCCAAAATCAAGCCCGTAGCCTATTTTATCGCAATCATCAGGGAACTCGTCAACGATTGAAAAGTCAAATATTAAGCCCTCCAGGCGTCCCGTAATTCCTGAGACGTAAACGTCACGTTTGTAGTCGTCTTGTATCGATTCGATACGCTCCCGCTCCTTTTCGCTCAAGGCTGGATTATCTATATACGTTGTTCGGGTAAATACGTAATCCTTTTGATTAAGTGACGGGAGGAGTTTATCGTGCAGCCAAAAGGTAGATTTAGGGTTAAAATCCAGTATTACCGTTTTTCGAGTTCTAATAAATAGCTGGAATATAATATCGTAATTTATTGCGTTGCACTCATTAATAAAAAGGAAATCACGTTTTGCTCCGAGGGCTTTATCCTCCCTATCTACTGAGAAATATTCTAATATGGTACCATTGGGGAGTTTAAAGAAATTTGAGCCCCTGTTATGCTCTATTAAATCGGTTAAGCCTCGCTCCCTGATTATTGTTTCGAGGTCTCGGATTGCTCCTTTTCTGAGGTGCGGGTAATTTTGAGAAACAATAGATACGACTTTTGCCTCCTTTTCATAATACATAAAATAAGATAATAGGGCGTAAAGGATACCGAATGTTTTACCTGATGAAACGCCTCCTTGCTGAATGATATAAGGGACGTTTTTTATTAGGCTGGTATAGGTTCGCTGTATTACTCGAGTTTCGGTATATATCATTTTTAGGCGTTTTAAAGTGCTTTGTTTTGGCTTTGGTGCAAATATACAAAAAGGGATATTAAACCGCTTAAAACTAAAAAAACCCACCGAGCAAGACGCCCAGCGGGTTTAGTATAACCACATAAAATAGTATTAATAATTATCGAAATCTATATTTTTCATTTCCTCCCTGAAAATCTTATAAACTTGCTCCTCAGTGACTCCGTAAGGTTCGAGGGCTTCAAGGGCATTAGAATAATCCCAAGTATAAAAGCATTCGTAATTGTATAGCTCCCTGATTATTATAGACCGTAAGCCGTTGTCCTTGATATCTCTTTCAATTTTATTTTTTTGGATTGCCTCCATTCCGTTTAAAACGGTTGCGACGTTATCGACTGGGATATATAATCCGATTGAGCTGAGGGTCTTGTATCTTATTCCCTCCTCGGCTGCTTTGTCAAATTGTGATTGGCTAAAGGCAAAGAACGCCCCGTTTTCCTCCCATAAATTAGATAATTCTTTTTCAGCGTAATAGGTTGCATTTGTCATAATAATTGATTTTTTGATTTTATAAATATTGTTTGTTTCTTAATTATACTTAAATATAGGCCTTTATTCTTAACTACCAAACTTTTTTTAAATTTATTTTAAAATTAAATTGATTTTAATAAAAAAACCGCTCAAGGCTTCCCCCGAACGGTTTATAAATTAAGCATCAAATATTTATTTAGAAAGGTAAATCCTCGTCGATATCCTCAATTACTGGAGCTTTGTTTTTTAGCTTTTGAGCGGGTGCGGGTGCGGGCGTTTCGTCTCCGTCTGCTTTCTTAATCCTCCAAGCCTCCAGGTTGGTAAAATACAAAGTTTCTGAGCCTTTTTCAAATGGTCGCCCCTTGAGGTTGAAATATACGACAACATCTTGACCGACTCGGAATTTATCCATTAAATCGCAACGGTCGTTTATAAGTTGAAATTTTATAAACTGCTCATAATTATTGTCGTTAATCTTGAGCACGAAATCAAGTTTTTTAAACTTTTTGCTAAATTCCTTTTCCTCCCCTATATGGTGGAGTTCCCCTGTTATACTGAAATTATTATCCATTTTTAGATTTTAAATAGTTTTCAATTAAATTTTTAAAGCTGTTAAAATTACGAATTATTTTATATTGATATCCTTGAGCAATTACCGCCTCCTCAAATTTCTTTTGAGCGGAGGATTGTTTACTATGTTTAGCCGTTGTTTTCATCTCGATACATAAGCCATTAAATTCACCGCTTGGTATCAATAGGATTAAATCGGAAACTCCAGCGACTGCTCCCTCGCTCTTTAATTTATTCCATTGTTTAATCCGCTGTAATTTATCCCCGCTTAAATACGCTCCGTTTGGTACTGCAAAAAGGAGGAGCTTATAGCGAGGATAAGCAATATTAAACCAGCGAACACAAGCCGCCTGGAGTTTGCTTTCATTATTGGGCATTGCTAAAGATTTTATTCAGGTCCACAACCTCAATTTTATAGCCCTCAAAAAATATTTGGTCGGCTCCTTTGCCTCCGAATAATCGCTGGTAGATATTTTGATATTTAGCTCCTCCGAATAATTCCTTGTCGGCTTCGCTCAGTTTTACGAAAAGCCTTGTATTCCCGTTGAGGTCTGTAAATTTATAGCCCCTGTTTTGTGTGTCTATCATTTTTATTTATTTACGTTAATTGAATAAAGTAATAAAGCGTGAAAAAAGGGCGTTTTTAAGCCCTCAGGCGTTGCGTCAATAATTCCTTGAGCTATTAAGTGGTCGAGGATTGAAAACGCTCCGAAAACGCTTAAAAAACGTTTGCTCCTTTCGTTGCCCTCCCTGTCTACCTTTTTTATGTTAATAGGGTGGATTGACTTAAAAGCGTATTGAAAAAACCCGCTGCTCATTTTCTTTTCAAATTCAAAAAAAAAAGTATTAAAGTCCATTGCAATTTTAAAACTTATATCCTCCAGTTCTTGCACCCGCTCCTCGATAAAGTCGTGAACCTCTCCCAAGTTTACGGGGAGTTCCTCAGGTTGCCCGTTTTTTACTTTGCGGCTCATTGTAGCTATTAAGTATAAACGCATCGCAAAAATCCCTTTATTTTTGTATTTAGGTTTTGAGAACTCCTTCGCAAAATTGAGGGCTAAAATTCCCTCGAGGATTGTTAGCTCTTTTTGCTCGGGGAGGATATAAAACTCATTATTGTGAATAAAATTTTTTATACGTTGCGGCTGGTATTCTTTAATACGTCTCCTTAACGAGGAGGCAGCGTTCTTTTTTCCTGTTATCCCTGTAAATTTCATTTTGCTAAACTCAACGCCTGTTAATACGTCAATATCTTTATATCGGTTTTCAGGCGTTGGCTCAGTTTCAAGGAAATCTAAATAGTTTGAGTATTTGATTTCCGAGACAAAAAAGGGTATATTTTCTTTTCCTACTTTTAGCATCTTAAAACCTTAAATTTACTTTGTTTCGGTTTCTGTAATTATAAATCTCCTCTATTATCATTTTATACTGGCTCCGACCTGCACAACGTACTAAAGCATAGGGCTGGAGCTTTAGTTTTTGGATAAAAGTATCGTGATTATAATTCGGGTTTTTAAACATCCATAACATTGTCTGAATAAAAGCCGAGGTATTATAAGCATCAAAATACGGCTCGATAGATTTTATCTTGTTTGCGTTAATTTCAGCTAAATCCATATCTCGAGTTTTCCAAGTTCCCTCTTTGAATAATCGAGTCGAGTTTATATTATTAGTATAATTTGCCTCGTTAATATGGCTGCTCGTAACATTTGAGCAAATAGCGACGGCATCGTTTACCCTTAGCCAGCTATGACGTTTTAGGAACTTTTTGAGTATAACGTAATCCTCAATCCCCATATCAGCGTAACCGTTTAAAAATTCAATTGCCGTCCAGTTCTTTTGATTCATATTAAGCGCGTGAACTTGCTCTAATGCGTAGCCCTCCGCAATGATATAATAAACTGGGGAGCCTGTTTCCTTCGCTGCTAAATAGCGGTGCTGCCCGTCTATAATTTCATAATCCTCGTTTACGAGAATAGGGTTTGCAAGCATACCGAATTTTTCAATACTGCTTGCTAATCGTTTAACGTGGTGCGGGTTTGGAGGTCGGTTTCCTTTTAGTAGTTTGAAAATTCCTAAATCCTCCGTGACGGATACTTTTAATTGTTTCATTTGTTATCTTTTTTTGGTTTATAAATTATTGTTTGACTCCGTAATCAGCGGGGGAGAACGGCTCCCCTATTTTTTGCATTTCCTCGTTACAAGCTGCAATTAATGCTCGTAGGCGTTGGAAATCAAACTCCGATTTTAAAGGTCGGAGTTCAAGTTCCTTTTGATACTCAGCTTTTTTATTGCGTAAGTATCTAAAGCGTTTAATTTCTTTTTCAGTCATTTTTTTAGGCTTTAATAAATGTTCCGTTTACCGTTTTACCCTCACGGCTTTTAATCTCATTATAGGCAGTTTGGAGGCAGCGTTCAAGGTTGTAGCCTGTTTGCTCAGCAAGGATTATTAGTGTGACTAAAACGTCTCCGAATGCGTCCTCCGTTTCGGTTGCGTCTGCTTTCAGGATACCCCGAGCAAGTTCTCCCGACTCCTCGATAAATTTGAGGTATTGGCTTTTAGCGTTTTCAGGGCTTAATAGTTCCCTTTTCTTTGCCCAGTCGATAACGGAGCCGCTCAACTCTTTAAAGGAGGCTTGGTGGGATAATGTAGAGACGTTATAATCAAAATATAAAGCCTCGCAAACGCTGGTAACTCCTACCATATCGTAATCTATTCTCATATCCTCTAAAGCCCGTAAAATCTCAAGCCGAGTCGTTGTTCCTTTGCCGTTTCTAATTGTGATATACCCTCCAGCTTTTACGATTCGCTCAGCGATATAATAGCTATTAGGAACGGTAATTTTACGCTCGTTTTCGTTTAATTGGTTTTCCCAATATTTACGCTTTTCCTGTTCGTTGTTAAATTCGATTTGTACTTTCATTTGATTTCAATTTTAAGTTTTATAAATTATTTCCTCCAGCGTTTGGAGGGCTGCTTTGCCTCCTTTACTGGTATTTTAATCGGAGGTTTAGGCTTTGAGTAAGTAGATAAAAGCTCCAGCCAATCCCTCGCAATTTGTATTTTAATCGCTTTTATTTCCGAATCAATATCAGCCCGTCGTATAACTATTTTTTTTAGCTGGTCGATTAGCCAATACTGCCCCCGTTCCTCCTCACTTGTTAGGGCGTCGCTCATTTGCATATAATTAAGCCCTTTGAGGTATTTCGAGTAAAGCTCGGAGGAGTAATCCTCGAGGGCTTTAATCTTTGCTTTATGCTCGAGGGGTATATTTAGCTCCAGCCCTTGCGGGGGAGTTACTTTAAAGCCCAAGCCGTCAAATAGTATTTCTGTTTTATTTGTCATGATAGCAAAGATATAAAAGTATTTTTAATAATTAAACTTTTTTAAAAGTTTTTTTATACATAATCAATTTTAGTCTTACCGTAAGAATATTGAA